TAATGCAGGCGATACTATCTTCTCAAACACAATGAATTACAATCCTACATTCACTATGCTTAACTCTACACTTCAGCAGATTGATTCTGATAGATTAGATGATGAGCTAGATGCTGTAGACAATGAAGATTACAACCCAGCTCTATACTAATGCTAAGAACTGTATATGACCTAAATCAGATTACCAGTCGAGTAAATAGGCTTGATAAGGCATTTGGGGTAAAGACTAGAAGAAGATTAATTAAACAAGCCTCTGAAGATATCCTTAGAGAAATTAGAAGAAGTTTTAGAACAAAATCAAGTCCTCAAGGAGAACCTTGGGAAAAGCTATCTCCTAGATATCAAGAGTTTGTAAACACTGAAGGAGACATTGGAATACTCTCTGGGCTTATGTTGAATTCAATACCTGGTAAATTTGCAAACACTTCTAGGTTTAAAATGAAACTTTCAAGCACAAAGACAGCAACTACATTAGATATGCAGCACTTATTAACATATGCTGAATGGTTTAACGATGGCTCAGTAGGTGGTGTAAGAACTGGCGGTAAAGGATTAAAAACTCAAGCACAACTATTTGGAGTTAGAGCTCAACCAGCTAGACCTTTTATGCCTGATTCAGCAGATGTTGATTTTGACACCTTAGACCGACTTCAAAGAGATATATTAAAAGAATTTAACAAGAGGTTAAAATAATGGCGATTATAGATTACACAGGAATTGAGAACGAAATTAAATCTTTATTAGATAATGATTCAAGAACTAATTCCTTTGGCGGTAGAGCTACTACAATTGAAGTAGAAGGCGAAGCAATTTTAAATGAAGTAAGTTGTCCGCAAATACAAATCTTTTTAGAAGAACATGAAACATTACAAGATACAGAAACTATTGGTGGGGCTACACCTTATCTAACATCATTATCAATTGTTATCTGGATGTATGATTTTAATTTAGAAAATGTTGGTGGTAGTCAGGCAAGAGATACAATGCTTGGGAAAGTAAAAGAAGTTTTAAAAGAAAACAAAACTTTGAATGATACAGTTTTATATTTTAAATTTGGCGGTGGAGAGTTTGATAATCAAAAAAATACTGCTGGACTTGGGTTTTTTAAAGGTGTATCATTAACTTTAGACTGTGAGGTCAAAGAATAATGAAAATAGAATTTTTAGTAGGCGGATTAGAATTAGTAGGATTTGGAGTTACCGAAAAAGGAAAGAAGGTTGAGGTATCTGATGTTCTTGGAGAGCAACTTGTTTCCGAAGGCATTGCAAAACCTATAAAAGCTAGTAAAATAAAAGAAGAAACTAAAGTTTCAGAAGGAGATAAATAATGGGCTACGGAATTGGTGGACATTTAGCAATATCAAAACAAAATTCAGTTGGAACAGCGACATCAAATTGGGTGTATATTCCGTTTGTATCTGAATCTCTTACTGAGAACATTGAACAACTACAATCAGAAAGTTTAAAAGCAATCTATGACAATCCAAATATGTTAGAAGGAATTAATAATGTAACTGGTGATATTGTATTTGAACCACATCCAATTTATTTAGGACACTTCTTAAATGCTTGTATTGGTAATGCATCATCAACATTACAAACTTCTGCTTATCAGCATGAGTTTATTCCAAGACAAACTGACTTTGATGATAACTTTGCATTACAACCTTACACAGTAGCAGTATTTAAAAATGTTGGAAGTAGCTATCAATACACAGATGCTATGATTCACACACTTGCAATAGAAATCACTGCTGGTGGAATCATCAATGCAACTGCAACAGTTCATGCTAGAACATCATCATTACAAAATCCAACAACACCTAGCTTTATTTCAGCAGACCCATTTACTTGGAACGAAACATCATTACAAGTAGCTGGTTCAGCTTCAGATGCTTTCGAATCTGCAACAATCACAATTGATAATCCAATTGAAGGAATTGCAACTCTTAACGGAGCTAAGGTGCATTCAAGAGTTAAAAGAACAGGATTTAGAACTGTAAATGTAGCTGGAGACCAAGACTTCTCTTCACAAACTGAATACAATGCATTTAGAGCTCAAACAAGACAAAGATTCCAATTTACAATCACTGGAGATAACATTGGTGGAAGTGCTAATAATGAAATTACATTTGATATTCCACAATGTAACTATACAACTTATGCTTCTCCTGTTGGTGGTCCAGGAAGAATCACAGCTTCTTATGAAGGTAATGGAGAATACGATGTATCTTCAAGCTACTCACTAAGAGCAACACTAACAAACACATCAGCTAGTTATTAAATATAGGAGGAAACTCATGAAGTTCACTGTAAAAGATAAAGAAGTTAACATTAACCCTGCAACTCTTAGACAGATTCACGAACTAGAACAACAAATCGGTAGTCTTGCTGACTTAGGCGAGAAAGCACCATTTGATACTATTGTTAAAGTTTTAACTGTAGCTTTACCAGCAACAGAAAATCAAGTAACAGTAGATTGGCTTTTAGATAATTGTTCTATGGAAGATGTCAAAGTGCTTAACGAGATGGTAGCTCATTTTTTAGGGGCAAGCTCCCTCGAGCAAAAATAAAAGAATTAGACATAGTTGATTTCTTTGCTTACCATTATGGATGGTCAAAAAGTCAGACCTATGAGCTTACTGCTCATGAAATTGATAAATTGTATGCTATAATTGTAAAGAGAGTTAGGCAGACAAACTCAAGGAATCGAAATGGCTAGAAAGAACGAAGCGAAATTTTTTGTAACACTAGACACTAAACAGTATACTGCCGCTTTTAAAAAACTTTCTGCTGGCAATGCTAACTACTTAAAACAACTTAAACTAATGCAACAGCAAGAGGCGAGGTATCGCCAAACCCAAAAAGCATTAGGAGCATCCTTAACTAACTTAGCAAGAAAAACAGAAGTTATAGCCAAAGGCTATCAACACTTTGGAGCAACTCTCTCTAATAATAATAAAATTGTAAGCACAGCTATAAGTGGATATAAAAGCTTTCAACAAAGCCAACAACGAATAGCAGCTTCACTTGGTCAAAGCACAAAAGCAATTAGGACACAGACTGCTGCCTTACAACAGCAGAAACTAGCCTATGCAGGAATGTCTGGTGCAGGAAGAGCAGCAGCATTACCTCCTGTAGAAGGACCTACAAAACCTTTTGGTAAAGCAACTCCTATACTACCTCCTGTAGCACCAAGACAGACTTATGAGTATGAAAGAATTAGAAAGGCTACTAAGGAAGCTGCAAATGCTCAGAAAGGGCTAGCTAAGGGCATAAGTGGTGTTAATGCAGTAGCTAAAAAGACTACTGGAGCTTTAAAAGGTATGGGTGCAACCTTAGTAAACTTCACTCGTATATTAAAAGCTTTTGCAATCGTAATAGCTGCACAAAAATTATTTGAATTTGCGGAAAATGCTGGACAGCTAAACAACAGATTGCGAGTTGTTTCTGCGAGTGCAGAAGAGCTAACTGTTAACTTTGAAAGGATGCGAGACATCGCAAGAAGAACTAGAACACCTATAAAAGATGCAACAGTTCTTTTTGTTAGAATGAGAATTGCTACTAAACGATTAGGTTATGACATAGATGATGTAGCACAAGCAACTGAGAATCTTTCTAAAATGATGAAAGTTCAAGGTGTATCAATGCATGAATCTCGTTCAGCAATGTTGCAGTTATCACAAGCACTACAATCTGGTAGATTGCAAGGTGATGAATTTAGAGCTATTCAAGAGATTATGCCTGCTCTTTTAGGAGACATCGCACAAGCTACTGGTTATCCAATTGAAGCTTTAAAAGATTTAGCATCTGAAGGAAAGATAACTCCAAAAGTTATCATGGATGCTTTGTTACAAAATACTGAAAAAATTGATTTCATGTTTCAAAGAACCAGGATGACAATTGGAGACTTGGGAACAGCAGTTAAAAATTCTTTCACAACAATGTTTTCTGAATTGCAAAGAAATCAAGGTGGAGCAGCAAATCTTGCTAGAGCTTATGAGTTAGTAGCTGATGCATTTGAAGTTGTTGCAGAAGCTTTGGGATTAATAGTTACCAGTTTAACTTTCCTAGCAAGTTTATTTCCAAGCACAGAAAATGACTTAAAAAAACTTGAAGAAAGTAACAGTGAACTGCATAAAAGCTTTAAGGAATCTGGTAGTGAAGCAGGCATGTTCACAAAAGCTTTGCAAGCTATGGGTGTAGAAGTTAATAATGAAGCAGGTTTTTTAGAAACATTATCATCAGGATTTAGAGCTCTACGAAATTCGATGTTAAGTTCGATGGAAATAGCAGAACTAGAGAAGCAGAAAAGGCAAGAAGCGATTGATGCGGCAGCAGCAAGTGGAATTACTTTATCTCCAGCACAGTTAAAATTAGAAACTGAAGAATTAATAAAAGCTGTAGAAGCACAACAAGCAAAATTAACCAATTACAGAAGTGCATGGGATAATTTGAAAACTGGAATAAGCTTAGATGATACTGTAGATAGTATGAAAAGATTAGGCGAAGAGTTTAAAGAAACAGCTTTTAAAACACTTGTAGAAGATTTTCCACAAGGATTTGGTAATGCAGTTGCAGATACAATCATGGATGGTAAAAGTCTAAAAGATAGTTTAGGTAGTATGTTTAAACAAATGGCTAAACAAGTTATTGCTCAAATTGTAGCAATGATTACACAAATGTTAATTATGAAAGCCATAATGGCTTCTTTAGGCTTTGGAGGTATGGCTTTTGGTACAGGGTTTGCTGGTCAAGGAATGAGTGGATTATTTGGTGGACTTGGAAAAGGGATTGGCTCTATAGCAAAAGGTATTGGTGGATTATTTGCTGATGGAGGTAGACCACCAGTTGGGGTTGCATCTATTGTTGGTGAAAGAGGACCAGAGCTGTTTGTACCAGATACACCAGGAACAATTATTCCAAACGAACAAATGGGCGGCACAGTAGTTATACAAAGATTAGAAATTATGCCTGGAGCAAATATAGACCAAGCTCTAATGGACAAACCCGCAACATATTGGGTAGACTTAGCACAAGAAAAAATCTTACCAGCATTAAACACTTTAGGACAAGCTGGTAATACAACAACACTCAAACAGAGGGAATCAAGATAATGGCAATGTTACTAGGAGTTCCAAATTCAAGCTACATAGATTTGACTGATATTGCGGGTTATGGATATACATTCGATAAAACATTTGATAAAAAAGACATAAGAACAAAAGGTGGAAAGCTTTTTACCTACATAACACCAGCTTCTACATTTCGTAGATACAAAATACCAACTACATTTGTTACATCATCTGATGTATCAATAGTAAATTCTTGGTTTAGCACAGGAACAAATTTAAGATTTATAGAAGATGATACTTTCGCTAACAGTTATTATGATGTTAGAATAGTAGGAACTTCTGAGCCTTACAATAAGTTTATTGCACCTTATTTCAGGCAATTTTATTCAGGAGAGATAGTTATAGAAACTATTTAGGATTTAAGGTAGAATTTAAACATGGCACATATTTACGATACAGCAAGACAATTTCTAGCAAGTGGAAGTGTTAATTTAGCAACACAAACAATTGGAGTAACACTTGTTAATACAACACTTTATACATTTTCAGCAGCACATCAATTTTTAAGCGATATACCAACAGCAGCACAGATTGGAACAAGTTCACTATCTAATGTAGCTGTAGCATCTGGTAGATTGGATGCAGATAATTTAAATATAGCAACAGTAGCAGTTAACTCAGTAGTAAATGGTGTTGTATTGTTCGTGTCAACAGCAGATTCATCTACAAGTCCACTATTATTTATACAGAGTGAAGGCACAGGGTTTCCACTAACTCCAGATGGTGGAACAGTTACTATAACTTTCCCAAGTTCAGACCCCTTCATCTTGAAGGTGTAAGATGGCATTACAAGGATTAGTAAATAACAACTTAGGAGCATTAGAACTACTACAAGAAACAATTGTTTCATCTGGCACATCTACAGTCACATACGATGGTATTTTTCGTAATGATGAGTTTTCTGAATACACAATAAATCTAAACAACACAGTATTAAATGATGGTAGTTTTAATTTAAATATTAATTACAGAGGTGGTGGCTCAACTTTATTTGGTAGCACAACAACTTACAATGCTAGAATTGCTGGTAGATTAGGTAGCACCATGTCTTTAAATACAGATGGATTTACATTATCAACTGGACAAATGAGAGTAGCAAATTATATTCCAGCAGTAACAAGTTCAACATCATCAACAATGCATTTTAAATTGGATGTTAAACCATTTAATCCACAAGCAACTATACAAGGTTTTTGGGCAGGTAAAACACATGATGGTTTTTACGATATATCTAATGCTTATTGCACAATTGATACTCTAGCCACAGCAGTTGATGGAATTCAATTAGGTTGGACTGACACTAGATATTGGGTAAGTGGTCAAATTCAAGTATATGGGAAGAAAAGAAATGCCTAGAACAAAAGAAGAGATTAGAGAATCATTAGTAAACGACCAATCAACTTTTAAAATTGTTAATGGTGAAAAGGTTGAATTAACTGATGAAGAAAAAAACAAAATTTTAGATGATGCCGTAAATGATATTTATGATAGGGAGAACTCAGAGTAATGGCAGTAGCAGGTGCAACAGGAATAATAACATCAGAAGAGTTAGCAGACAATGCTGTAACTAACAACAAGCTAGGTAGCGATATATCAATTACAAATGCACAACTAGCAGGAAGTATTGCAAATGCAAAATTATTAAATGATAGTCTCACAGTTAATGGTACAGAAATTGACTTAGGTGCTTCAGAGACAATCACAGCAGGTAAAATATTACAAGTCGTACAAGGAACTTTTTCAAGCACATTTTCAACTACATCACCAGCAGAAACAGCTTTTGTTGATACTGGATTGTCAGTAGCAATTACTCCATCAGCAACAAGCAGTAAAATATTAATTCTTTGGAATGTAATGACTGGCTCAAGTGGTGCTAATGTAAATTACATAAGATTATTACGAGATTCTACTGCTATTGCATTAGGTGATACATCAAGCACTAGGGTAAGAGTTACACAAGCACAAGGTGGCAATTATCCTACTTACAAATCTGATAATGTAGCTGGACAATTTTTAGATACACCATCAAGCACAAGTGCTTTGACATATAAAATAGCTTTAGCAAGTAATGGGACAGCAACTTCGTATATAAACAGAAATCAAAGAGACCATACAAGCACAAATGATGAAGATGCAAGGGGTATTTCAACAATAACAGCAATGGAGATAGCAGGATAATGCCAGTAGCAGGAAGAATAAGTAGAATAGAAGATGGAACAGTAACTAATGCTAAAATAGCTGATAGTGCAGGTATTGTAAGTTCTAAGTTAGCAACTCCTGGCAAAATATTACAAGTTATAAATGCAGTAAATACCACACAGTCAACTCACAGTAGTGCAACAGCAGCAGACTTGTTAACTGCTTCAATAACTCCAATCTCAACTTCAAGTAAAATTTATGTTCAAGCTGTTATACCTTTTACAAATGCTTCAGATGGTGATGCTTCATTTTTTGTAGAGAGAGATTCTACTAGATTGCCAAGTGCTGGAATCACATCTGCTCTTATCAATACAGGTGGCTCTACTAATAATAATGCAATGATGTCTATGACTGGAACATATATAGATAGCCCATCTAGCACATCTGAATTGACTTATAAATTAAAAGTAGTTACAGCTAATGCAACAATGTATATTAATCGTAGAGGTTTAAATACAGGTTTTACAGGTGCAACAACTTTAACATTAATGGAGATAGCAGGATAATGGCAATACAGGGTGGTAGAGAAATAACATCAGCACAACAAATAAGTGATGGAATTATAACTAATGCTAAATTAGTAACACCGGGCAAGGTTTTACAGGTTTTATCTACTACGAAGACAGACACATTTACTACAACTTCTGCTACAAAAGTTGATATTACAGGATTATCTGTTGCAATAACACCAAGTTCATCCTCTAATAAGATTTTAATTACAGGTAGAATAAACATTGGTTTAAACAGAACAGCACCATATCTTTACCCAATATTTTTATTAAGAGATGCAACTGAAATTTGTATTCATGATTCAGCGAGTAATAGAACAAGAGCAACCACAGGTGGACAATGGGGAGCATCAGCAAATGACCCAACCTTTGATTATTGTATAGAATTTTTGGATAGTCCAAGCACTACAAGTGCAACCACATATAAACTTCAAATGTTTTCAGAAAGTAGTGGTACAGCATATGTTAATAGGGGTGTAGAAAATGATGGAGATAGTGCTATAACAGGTAGATTTACATCT